GTGACTAAAATTGCATGAACTTGTTCACGGGTGGCACCATTGCGACGAGCATCACGTGCGCGGGTGAAGATGCTGTGTAATGAATCTAAACGAGCTTTGTTGGCTTCTTTGAAATTGTCCCGAAGCAACTTGATGGCTGCAATTTGTTGTGCGGTCAACTTCAAACTATCAGGAAGTGGAGCAACTCCAGTGCGACCATCCACAGGGTGACTAGCAGGTTGTGCTCCCATGGTACCTTCCAACGATGACCCTTGTTCTCCAAACATTACCAGGGAATAATCTTCGGCTGGCATGATTGGCATTGTTGGTGATGCACAAGCCGTGACAACCAACCCTAATACCACTAATAGAAGCTTTTTCATATACATTCTCCTTAAAAGTTATTTGAACAGAGCGTAGAATTCATTGAAATGCTTGATACGGTCAACGAGACCAATTGTCCCGCCATTCACCTTTTTAGTAATTGCTGTTACATCAAGTTCAGATGCACCTTTATCAGAAAGAGCATTCAAGCCACGTGAGTTCCAGAACCAGGCGGCTGACAACAAAGGATACTTGGTGGCAACTAAATCAGGTGTTTCCACGATGTTTTCTGGAACAACCTTATCAAATGCTGAGTAGTTGTCCTTGCCTGTCAATTGAATGTATCCACGACCACGATACTTGTAGCCTTCACCTGAGGCTTCTGGGCCATTACCCATTCTGCCACCATAGATGAGGTTGGCAATCTTTTCAGGCTTACGTTCGTATTCCAAAGCCTTGGCTTCGGTTGGGAAATACTTCTTGAACAATCCTAACAAGCCCTTGGCGCCATAGTTAAGATTTTCATTCACTGCTTTGAAGTTGCCTGATTCATGGCCGCATTGTGCTAGGAAATGGCAAAGACGGAGAGGGGTGTTGATTTGAAACTTTTCCATCACTTCAGGAATTTGTGTGATTACTGAGTCGGGAACGTGTCCCTTGAGCTTTTGAATATCCATGTGTGTCCTCGGTTAAAATTATTGTTCCATTCCTTCTATCACAGCTTCGTACAATGCCTTGGCATCTGTCTCACGAAATGTGCTGGGTAATCCTTTTTTGAAATTCTTGTAATCTCCTGCTGCTGCAAATGCACGAAGTTTGCTGGCTGACATCCCTGTGACACCTTCTGAATCAGGGTCACGTTCACCTGCTGACACCACCTCTACTGCCTTGAATGTGTAATCTTTTCCGTTATAGGCATGAATCATCTTTTCAAATTCAGGCACACGGTCCGACCCACACACCAACACCAGTTTATCATACTTGCCATTCCAATGTTTCAACCAGGCAAAGATGGTGCTTAACTCTTGTGTAGCCACCATGACATTCACATTGGGAAACATCTTCTTGGCAAACATCACTTTGTCCTCAGGTGACAATGGGTCTTTGGGTGCCTTCTGTGTTCTGGTCAACAACACAGCATGCTCTGCCTTCTGACTCTTTGCCACACTCACCACCTTGTCCACCAGTTTCTTGTGTCCTATGGTGGGTGGGTTCAACCGCCCCCAAGAGAACACCAAGGTTTTCACTTCTGTGGCCAACTCAGTGGGTCCTACGGGTGTTCTGCTCCAATCCTTCACGGCATTGAAGTTGGCTTGTGAAAACTCCATTCTGTTCACCAACTTCACAGCGTTTCCTGCTTTATCTATGGCAACATACCCTTCAGGGTCAGTGACCTTGAACCCTTCAGGTGTTTCAATGAAGGTGGGTATGCCTTGAGCTTCATTCAACTTCTTCACGAAAATGTTTTTTGCCATCAACAAGGTCTCATACAACTTGAACATGGACCGTAGATTGGTGGCATTGTCACGAAGATATTTCTGTAATTCTTTTTTCAATCCTGCATACTTCTGTTTGCCTGCTGCTGTTTTCATCCCCACTTCTTTCTTGGACACACGATCCATCACAAAGGCTTCCAATCCAGTCAGAGATTTTGCATTGATGGGTGTGCCATCTCTCACCAGTTTGTTCACAAATATTTTGAAGATGTATCCCACTGTTAAGTCAGTTGTCTGTGTCGCTAATTCATCTAGAAACTTTCTCGAAGAAGTGGCGTTGGTTTTGGCAGAAGAAATAAGAGAACTAACCGTTCGGGTTTCTTGGGCTGTCAACGTCATTTTACCAGACATATCCTGATATGACGCATCCTGAATCCAAGCTGTTTTAGATTTTAACTTGCTGACATCAACACCAAAAGAAGCTGACATTTCATTGACAACTCCTTTACCAGAATATTTAGTATGGAACACAATTCCAACGTTGGCTTTTTCTATGATTTTACCCAAAGGATCTGTGGGTTTCACAGCATACATGATGGTGTTGGGCTTGAAAGTGATGTATTGTTCACCATCAATTGTTGTGGTTTTCTTGATGGTGGGGGAGAACATCACATCTCCTTGCAGCACATCCGTGAATGGCAGATGTTTCAGCTCACGAAACACCATCTTCAACACTTCTGCTGGACCACCACCATAATAGATGTCAATCAATTCTTCTGTGAATCCCAGCTTCATGTCTTTGGCAAAGGCACCGTGTTTGGTGGCCACAAAGAACATTCCAGTGTCTGGGTCTTTACCACATACCACGGCAGGGGCGCCATCCCACTTCACAGTGATGTTCAGCTTTCTGGTGGTTTTTCCTTGAAACAAGTCAAAAAGCGCCTCAACAAACGCTATGGATTGTTGGGCGCCTTTGTAACCTAGATTGATGATGTCATCTTCTAGATGTTCCAAATGTGTATTTTTATCACTCTTAGCAGCCATAGTAGTCCAGTGTCTGGTTTCTACTATTTATGTCTAAATGGATGAAATGAACTCCTCGATAGCCTTTTTCTTTCGAAGCATGGTCTGGTAGATGTATCCTGTAATCAAATCATCTATCAGCAACTCCAGTGCCTGAGTCTTTTCCTCATCCAATGAGGGCTGATTCAGCTCCATGTTCATGAAGTATTTCTCAGATTCCTCCACCCCAGCATTCACCATGGTTTCCAGTTGGTCACTGTCCAGGTTTTCTTCCCATTCTTCCCAATTGATTTCATAATTTTCTGCCTTCAGCTCAGCCAGCTTCTTCAACAGTTGCAAAGTGGATTCACGGTTATACATGGCCGCGCCACTCCCAATTTCTCGCTGTGGCATTCCAACGAAGCTTACGTTCAAACTCCGCCTTCTTCACCTTCCACATTTGCTTCACATGCTTCTTCTTGGACATCTTCACCATCTTGTCCAGATTCTGAAGCACCTTGGCATCAGCATCAATCATTTCCACAGTCTCCTTGTTAGGGATGATGGCATCAGGATGAATGTACTGAACTACTGGTTCATGAGGCTCAGCCTCGTCAAACAAAAACTTACTGACTTTACCAAAAAACCAAACAGGGGAGAACACCATGAACAGGAACGTTACGAGTGTGACGTAATGATACCATTCCATGATGTTCTCCCCTGTTCAGTTAATTAGTTACCGCCGAAGATACGGCTACCAGCAGTCTGGTAGGCAGCAGCCACGATGGCGCGTGAAGGACGACCCATGCGATAGGTCGTGGTCTCACCACGATTGGTGTACACGCAGAAACCCTCGTTACGAAGGTCGTTCACGCGGGCGCGAAGGTTGCGGATGCCGAAACGGCTACGAGCCTCACGTGCGCTGATGGTGCGACCAGATGAAAGATAACGAACCAAACGGTCATTCTGTGACATAGTAAATCTCCTTATGTCGCCCTTTTCAATGAAGGAGCGCACGGCGGGCGTGATACCGTGCGCTCCAGGAAACAATTACTTCGCCTTCTTTACAGTCTTGGCAACCTTGCTAGCAGGGCGGAGACGACGAGCCGCAGCCGAGATGGCATCCTGATATGCCTGCTCCGAAATCGAGGCATCATTTGAGCCACGAAGATAGTCCAGAGCCTGGGACTTGGTCATGGCATTGGGCAGGTTCACCCAAACCTCAGAAGCCACGCCGAGCTTGCCGAGCGCCTTAGTGTAGCGGACACGGTCATTAGTGAACCGAATCTTGGTGCCAATGGTCTTGCCATTGCCACGCGTGCCGCCGTTAGTGAAACAAACGAAAGAAACCTTGTCAGAATTACGCATAATACAGCCTCCAGAGAAAGAAGTTGAACATCTCACCTACACCTTAATTCTAACATCATTACTACCAAATGTCAAGCACCTGCTGCATCAGTTTTACCATTTTCTAGAAACCGAGAAAGGTCGTAGAAACCTTCACCAAAGCTGGCCAGACGGTCCAGATATTCCTGTTCATCCAGATCCACATCTGCCCAGGTTCGTGTGGTGTTTGCTACTAGCCCCTTGGTGGTTCCAAGAAGGTCCATCGAATTTTCTGACATGGTACTGCCCTCCGTGAGTGTGATGGGGAGTTCATCCCCTTATGAAATATAACACATTCTGGTCAATTTGTCAAGCCCTAGTTAAGTGCTTGAAAATCAACAACTTACACGGCGATGGGGCCTTGTGCTGAGGGGATCCACCGCCAGATTTTACGCAATAAAGACTTTTTCAAGCGAGTCCAATCTGTCCCTTTAAAAGCACGCTTATAGAACATATAGCTGTAGAGTTTTCTACGGCTGTCAATGTGCTTGATAACGGTGGATGGTCTGAGGTCAGAATAGTAGTAATTGATTTCCATGGCAATGTCATGTGCATAGGCTTCAATCTCACACCATTCTCTAAGATATTCTATTTCTGATAACCGTTTCTTGGACAACTTATCAGAATGAAACACCTTGACTTTTCGTTCAGCTTGGTCAGGACGAAAAGCAAATTGACTTTCATGGATGAATTCATGTTGCAATATCTGAGACAACATGAACATGAATCCATTGTAGTTGTGTCGTGTGAACTTGAAGGTGTTTCTGGTGGGGGTGAAATGTACATTCACCACAATGGCGTTTTTCTTCTTTTCTGTGTCGTAGTATCCAGAGAAGTTGTAGGGCTGTTTCACACTGCCACGCTTCACCTTCAGTTCCTTGTCACGCTTCACACGAATTCTGGCTCCTAATGGACGGAGCACTTTGTTCAAACGTTTGGTGATGACACCATATGCCAATTCTGACCCGATGATGTCATCAGCAGGAAAATGGTGTTTCAGTTCCTTGTGTATCTTGCTAGCCAGGTACATGGAACCTCCGTCTTAACTCTCGTATTTATACTAAAACTTAATTCCATCAAAATTCTTCTTGGCGAACATCTTGGAAGTGAACGCAGCGGGCTTCTGTTCCACTCGTTCTTCCTGTATGATGTTCTTCTGTGCCGAGATGTCCACATCATACAATCTCATCTTGGCTCTGTCCACACCCACCACGAACCGCTTGTGTTGTGAGGGGTCATTGTATCGGTTCTTCAGTTGCTTGATGAGAAGCTGTCCCAGCTTTTCCAGGTCCTCTGTGGAAATAATACCAAACATGAAGTCCGCAGTTGCTGGAAGTCCAAATGACTCGCTAGTATCAGTAAGCTCCATATCACTATTTGCATATCCACTCCTTGTGGTCTGTGTGGCTGACACGATGGGAACATTGAATTCCACAGCCAAGCCACGAAGTTCTTCTGCGATACCCTTGATGTAGATGTAGCTGTTCACACTGCCAGACATCTTGAATCGGCTACTGGCACAGATGTTCAGATAGTCAATGAAGATGAGGTCAGGAATGAACTCCTTTTTCAAATTCAATTCATTCAACAAGGCTCTGAAATGACCAGAGTGTGCTGATGCTGTGGGATATTCCTTGATTATCAGCTTGCCTTCTGTCTTGTTTCGGATTCTGGCCATTCTGTCATCAAACATCTGCTTGGGAAGATTCTTCAAATCATCCATGGTGACGTTCATCAGATTGGCGTCAATGCGTTCAGCGATCCGTTCTTCTGCCATTTCCATGGTGATGTACAGCACGTTCTTGCCTTGACTCAATGCCCCTGCCGCCATATGACACATGAACAGACTCTTACCCACACCAGTCCCTGCCAGAGCAATATTCAACGTCTTTCTAGGCAAACCACCCTTGGTGATTTTGTTGAACATATCCAAATCAAATGGCATGCGTTCTTCTAGTTTGTGATAATACTCGAACCTATCATCACTGTCCAGAAGATAATCATGGCCCACACTATTATCAAAGCTGACGCCGAGGGCATCTTTAAGAATTTCTGGAATGGCTTCACTAGTGAACTTCTTGTCCTTGCCATCAATGATTTGAATGGATTGTACAATGGCATTATACACCGCCTTGTCCTTGCAGAACTTTTCAGTTTCATTCAACACCCAATCCTTGTTGGATTGAGCCTCACCAAACTGTGTGAGCACCTCTGTGATGTTTGTGAACTCCTCTTCTGTCAACATCTTGTCATTTTGCAACGAAATGTTCAACGCCGCTGAACTGGGAGCGGCGTTGTATTGTTCCACAAATGTTTTCAGATGTTGAAAGACCTTTCGTTCAGACCAGTCTGTGAAGTACTCATCCTTCAGAAAGGGTATCACCTTCCTGAGATAATCCTCGTCCTTCATCAGTTGATTCAGTATCACCAGTTCCAGTTTCATCAGAGTTGTTCTCCACCAAAGTTTCAAAAATTCTTTGTAGCACGTTAGCCACCATCTGTTCTATCTCAAACTTATGTTCTTCAAAGTTAACATTTGCGGGGATGAACAACAAGTGATAATCGAAATTGATTTTTCCATTACCATTTTCATCTTCACCAGCAAACTCAATAGGACCAAACACGAAACACAATCCTTGGAAAGGACCATCCAGAATTTCAATATAGAAATCCGAGGCGTTGTTCTCCTTGTAATAGTGATTGGGTTTCACTTCATAATTATACATTGTCATACTCCTCGGAAATCATCTCTGAGCTGAACTCTGCCACCAATGATGTGTTGGAGATGGCATAGTTCTCCTTGATCCAGGTTTGGAATGATGCATCCTTCAAGATGGGCATCCAGAACTCCTTGGCGTAGGTGTCATTGACACGATACTTCTTCTCCTCACCCTTCTTCTGATACCATCCATTCTGTGGCTTCACCACGTGTCCTGATTCCAATGCCACGTCCAGAAGACCTGACCAGGTGCTGATGCCACCTTCAAATGACACCTCAACAGGAATCTTGCTCTTCTCACGAACAAAGCGAGACTTCTCCACATTGATGATGAAGTTGTAACCTGTTAATCCGTCGGCATCCTTTTCCTGTTGACGACCAATGATGAAGATGTTGTCAGCCGAATAGTAGATGCCTGTGCCACCAGACACAATGTCCTTGGGGAACATACCAATTTCCTTGTAGGTGTGATTCACCACCACCATGGGAACATCCTTGATGGTTAGATGGGGGGTGGCCATTCTGAACAAGCTCTTCAACTGCTTGGCGCGAGTCATGTCTGCCACACTCTTGCCATCCAAGGCATCTTCCACTTCTTTTCGTGATGCCAAATTACCAATGGAATCCACAATGATGATGACATGCTCGCCACGTTCAATGTTGTTGATTTGTGACATCATATCATGCTTCAGTTGTTCAATGTCTGTGATGGGTGTGTGAATCACGCGATTGGTATCAATGCCAAAGCTCTGAAAGTATCCAGCGGGCGCACCAAACTCTGAGTCATAGAACAAGATGGCCGCATCTTCATACTTCTCTAGATAGCTCTTGGCCAACAACATGGCAAAAGCCGTCTTGAAATGTTTGCTAGGACCAGCGAACACCGTTAATCCAGGAGTCAACCCACCATCCAAACGACCTGACAACGCCACGTTAATCATGGGTACAGGGGTTTGAATCATGTCCTTGGCTGTGAAGAACTTGCTGTCAGTTAGAACTTCTGTTTCACGAATTGTGGAATTCTTACGCAACTTATTGATTAATGACATAACATCTCCTTAGAATAGGTCATCCAATGTGGCAACTTTATTTGTGCTCCATCCCAGACAATCCAGAATGGTTCTCATGGGTTCTAGAAAACTCTTGTCGAACATAGTATGATAATCAACATACTTGTGTAAGTCAAGTTCTTTTGGTAAACTGGCTGTGAAGGCGATGCTGTTCTCCTTGATGGGATTGGGCTCCTTCAGATACAAGTATTTCACTTTATCTCCTTCCTTAATCAACTCATATTTCTTGTCCAGCTTTTTAGCTTTGATGTGATGATTGTGTAACAAGGCGCCTCGAACGTGTAATGGCGTGGCCTTGATGTAGATGGTGCTACCAGAATGATACTTGGCCAGATTGTTGGCACTTCTAGGGAAGGCAATTTCTTCTGGTGCCATTTGATGAAACTTCTGCTCCAAATCAGCAATGAAGTCCTGAA